CTACGATTGAATGAATTGTACGCAGCAAATGGCCAGGTGGCTGTGCGTGCATCACGCCGGGTTGATGGCAAGGTTGTCCTATCAGAGGCAATCAAGAAGTTGACAATGGGTTAAACCAATAGGCTGAGGGAGCCTTACCGGGCTCTCTCGGTTTTTTCATGTTTATCAAAATGACAAAATCGGTGGCGACCGTTGGACGTGCTCTCAACGAGGGCGAGGAATACGACATAGATCACGAAGCAGCCGAGGAATACATTCGGTTGGGTTGGGCAATACGTGTCCGGGAAGCTGCGGCCAAGAGCCCAGCCAAACGTAAAGCAACGAAGAAAAGAGTAAGCAAGCGATGAGTCTCAAACAAACAAGCGCTCCATCAGTTGAACCAGTTCTTACAGCGGGCCAAAAGGAATGGATGAGGGTAGACTCATCAGACGAGGACACGTTGATCGGCAATCTAGCGGCTGCATCTCGGGCCTACTTCGAGAACGCAACAAACCGCCAGCTTATCACAGCAACGTGGCAGTTGAAGATGACTAACTTCCCCATGGGTGAGATCGTGTTACCTGTGAGCCCATTGCAATCAATCACATCAATCACATATTATGACAATGACGACGCGCAGCAAACATGGTCCTCCAGTGAGTACGATGTTGACACGGCAAGCACACCAGGACGAGTTCGGCCATCATTCAATGAGGACTATCCGAGCGATTCTCGAGGTGGTACCGATGATATTGTCATCACCTTTGTGGCTGGATATGGAGATGCTGCATCGGATGTACCCGATGGTATCCTCACAGCGATCAAGTTGCTTGGGGCTAATTGGTTTGAGAACCGTGAGAGCAATAGCCCGGTGACGATGACACCAGTGCCAATGGCCCTGGAATCATTGGTTTGGCAGTACAAGGATGGTACAGTTCAATGAGAGCTGGAGCGTTACGCAAACGGGTGGCCATTCAATCAGTAGGAAGTGCGGTGGATTCGTATGGCGATCTATCAAACAGCTGGAGCACCGATGCAACAGTATGGGCTGCAATTGATCCCATGAGTGGATCAGAGACAAACATTGCCAGTGAGTTGATCGGGATCATCACACACAAGATCAAGGTTAGATACCGATCAGGACTAACCGCACAGAATCGTCTCACTTATGACAGCAGGACGTTTGAGATCGTGTCCAGTCGGAATTGGCAGGAGCGTGGCATCTTCTTGGAATTGCTTTGTAAAGAGGTGACGACATGAGTATGACATTGACTGGAAACAAAGCCATCGAGAAACGTCTCAAGAAATTGCCCACAAACATACAGCGGAATCTTTCCAGAAAATCGATGCGGAAGGCCCTGGCGTTACTTCGTAAAGATGCCAGAACGCGAGCACCCGTCAGATCTGGACGGTTGAGGAAAGCAATCAAAACCAAGGTTAGTCTCAGAGGATCGGGCGACATGACTGGCAAAGTGTTTGTTAAATACAAAGGCAAGGGAGCAGCACCATACGCGCATCTAGTCGAGTGGGGCGGGATCAATAATGAAACGCCTACAAGGTTTATGACCAGAACAATGGAAGCAAACAAAGAGAAGGTTGTCGCAGAGTTCCGCAAGATTCTCATCCAAGAGATTGCAAAGGTTGCAAATATATGAGTCTCGAGAAGGCCATCAGAAACGTGTTGACCAATAACGCTGGCGTATCTGGTCAACTAGGAGGACGGATTTATCCACAACGCCGTCCAATGGGTACCGCTCTCCCTTGTGCTGTTTATCAAGTTGTATTCCAGGAGATCAATCAAGCATTAGAGACACAGGCCGGGATTGAACGAACAAGGATGTCCATCGAGGTAATGGATGACAGTTATGGCGGCACAAAAACAAACCGAAACAACATACAAACGGCACTTATCAATTACACAGGAACAGTGGAAGGTGAAGTTATTCACAGCGTACGGTTGGAGTCAACCGTAGACATAGACGAAGTTAATGATCCAGGCAGCGAGTTCGGAACGTACCGAATCGTCATGGATTTTGTTATCTGGCATACACCAGAATAGAGGGGGGCAGTATGGCTATCACATCACAGGGTACAACATTTAGCTATGGCGGTGCTATTGCAGACATCGTTAGCATCAGTGGACCAGGGGTCACTGTTGCAACAGTAGACACGACAAACATCGCAAGCATACACAGGACATTCTTGGCCGGGACAATCGATTCGGGCGAGTTATCTCTTGAGATCAATTACGATCCGAATTTACCGTCTGCGCTAGAAGATGCTTTTGATAACAGTGCGACAACAGCACCAGCAGCAGTCTCTTGCGTGATCACGTTCAGCGATTCCAGCACATGGACGTTTAGCGGGTTTATAACTGGATTCAGCCCAAGCATGGCAATCGATGACAAGGTGACAGCTTCAATAACTGTAAAAGCCAGCTCCAGCATCACGATTGCAGCTTCTTAATGTTAAACCGAGACTCAATACTAAAGTCGGACGACTTGCCCAGAGAGCTCGTTAAAGTGCCAGAGTGGGGAGGGGATTGTTATATATCTACGCTCACTGGGACACAGCGCGACTCGTTTGAACAAAGCATGGTGGGCAAGAAAAACAAACCAAACCTGGACAATGTTCGGGCGAGGTTTGCCGTCTTGACAATATGCGATGCAGACGGAGTTAGGTTGTTCACTGATTCAGATGCCAAACAGTTGGGAGAAAAATCGGCAGCAGCCCTGGATCGGGTGTTTGCCGTAGCCCAACGTCTCAATGGCTTTAGTTCGAGTGATGTCGATGAGCTGGGAAAGCCCTAAGCGTTGAGGGCAATCCCCGGCGCTTTTACTTCCAGCTTTCTCTTGCCCTTGGCATTAGTGTCAAGGAAATGCTCAGTTGTATCGATTCAAAGGAATTGGCTGAGTGGATGGCATTCAATCAGATTGAGCCCATTGCATATCGTGGGGATCTACAAGCTGGGATCGTAGCCGCGACCATAGCCAACGCGAACCGTGGCAAAGATGGGCAACCGTTCCAACCCATCGATTTCATGCCACTATTAGACAAGCCGGAACAGACTGAGGACGAGATGAAGGCAATACTTAACACGATGGTGAGAAAATAAATGGCTACCGTTGGAACACTATTCATAAATGTCAAAGCTAGGACCGCAACGTTCAACAAGAAGATGAGGAACGTGAGGGCTACCATGGCGCGCTTGGGTAGTGGGTTCTTGAAAATTGCCAAGAAAGTGGCGATGTTTGGGGCCGCGATTACCGCGCTTGCCCTGGTGACCATTGCGGTACTGGTCAAGAAGGGACTCACTGCTGTTGATTCAATCGGCAAGTTGGCCAGGGCTGTCGGTACGTCCACAGAGGCGATCATCACGATGCAACATGCAGCGCAGATCGGCGGTGTTGATGTCGAGAAGATGAACAAATCCATCGCAAAGATGACCAAGAACGTAGGCGAGGCAGCGATGGGGGTGTCCGAGATCACTGAGGAATTGATGGCTCTTGGACTCTCTGCACAAAAACTCGAGAAGATGGATGCTGATGAGATGTTCGGAGCGATAGCCGATGCAATGTCGGTACTCCCAACCCAAGCACGTAGGGCCAGTGTTGCATACAAGATCTTTGGACGTGCTGGTATTGAGTTGAACGATGTGCTTAAAGGTGGTTCTACTGCCATGCGGGGTTTCCGCAAGGAATTGAGAGATATGGGCGTATTGTTCAGTGGTCGCCAGGCCAGACTTGTCGAGGAAGCCAACGATAGATGGCAGGATCTAAAGACATTGTGGAAGGGTTTAAGCGATCACCTAGCAATCCAAATGGCTCCCTTGCTTGCTGCTGTTGCTAATAATCTTATGGATTTTACTCGGCAAGCTGGTGGCATGGGCATGGTCGCAGCTTCGATATTTAGAACCGTATTCATGGGCGGAGCTGGAATGCTTGACATGATTCAATCGATACAACGTGCATGGCTTTCAACGGCTTCTTCAATCATGCAAGTGACGGGCGAGTTGATGACGTACTGGGGGAAAGCATTCAAGAACCAGGAATGGCTCAAGTCTGGAGCTGATGCACTAGAAACGGCAAGACAAAATGCACTTAAATTGTTAGAACTTGAGTGGAACATGCCAAAAGTTGATCAGATGATCAAAGATTTGTTGGATGCAATCGACAAGGAGGAGCTCACACTAAAACTCGGCGCACAGTTGGGCGGTAGTCTTGGCATAGGTGGAGCAACCAACACATTGCAGACAGCCATCGGTGGAATGAAGGTGGGCGCAGATTCAACAGCCCAGACATCCAAGCAGATCCTGCAAGAAGCCAAGAAAGAGAACAGCACAAGCAAGAAAATCCTGTCAGCTATCAAAAGCGGTGGGGCGGTGTTGGTATGAGCATTGTAGTCGAAGAGATGGCAGGATCTAAGATCATCGACTGGCAACCCGAGTCCACCAGAACGGGTCAGCGCGTTTGGGTCGTCTACGATGATGATGATCTCAAT